AAATTCTGTCATTTCCATAATCTTCGTCTTCGTAGGTGGATGGTTCTTCAAAGAGCTCTATCATTTTTAAATCTAAAACTCTTTCTTGTAATTCTTTTATGTCTTCTTCAGTGATCATTTATTTTTTTGTTCATCATTTCTTCTAATCTTCGTCGCATATTTTCTGATTCGTGTTGATCTCTTGCACAGTGTCTGTAACCTCTCAATCCTTTCATAATCATTGTGCCTTGATAGAACATCGTGGCAGCAAATACCAACAGTAGTACTATACCTATTATTTCAGGGTAATGTTGAGCCATGGTAGTAGGGGGGGAATGACGCCAATCAATCTCAGCAATCCTTCAGCAAATAAAGCAAGAACCAGCCAACCAACGCACATAGAAATAATGGAAGCATTCCTATTGTGCCTTCGTATAGCAGCATCAATCATCTCCTGACATTCTTTTTTCGTTACTAAATGCTCTGGTTGTATTTGATTCATTCTGTGACTCATGGATTTTAGCGATACCTATGATAGGAAACATTACCAAGGCAAAACAGAGAATGCCTAAACTGATGGGATTATTTAAGATTTCAACTACTAGATGAGTCATCTTTCTTTACATTAATGTAACACTCAAGTGGCTTCTGTGTATCCTTGTCGAAGTTTTGGTCAAGATACGTGCAAAGTTTTTCGATGATTTTAATATACTCGTCGTGCATCCATTCGCTACCAGTTTCGTGGTAAGCGTAATGCTTACATGCTGTGATGATACGATTAACGTCTCTGCTTGATAAGTTATACATGTGTTTACTCTTTATACATTATTATGTCACCATCTTTTCTGTGAAGATCTAAATGTTTTTTTCCCCAGGGAATAACTCTCCATTCTGTTTTGCCATTCCAAAGTAATAAACAAATATGAATATACCTCATATGGGTGTAGTATAACGAGCTATTTAGATGAGTGGAAATGCTTATTGTCATTTGCTGACAGATGGGGCTTGACAAACTCTTTACAATACTATATACTATGTAAAGATTCGTTACAAAACACATGACTGTTACAACAAACGACCGTGGACAACAAAACATGTGGGCAACTGAGCCTACCATGTATTACGAAAACTATGGAATGGATACACCCAACCAAGTAAAGGAGAAATACAATGGGCGCTGGGCTATGGTCGGTATTATTGCTGGTGCTATTTCTTATTCACTCACTGGCAAACTCTTCTTTGGTATCTTCTGATGACTGAAGTTATTTTTACCGTTACCTCGGTTGCTTTTTTCGTTACTCTATGCTATGCTGTAGAGCAACTCGCTGAAACATACTAATGAGTGCTGGAATGTTGGGGCAACTTAGTGTTGCCCTTCAAGAAATTGGGTGGGATAGCGAGATTGATCTTGAGGTCAAGATTGCAGGCACCCTAAAGAATGACAAGTTCATTGTCATCAAACCTGTTAAACAAGTGGTTTCATCTGAATCAAACCCTGAACTCAAACAACAACACCCTTATCAAGGAGAAACAAAATGAAATTCGGATTCACCCCTGAGGCAGAGATCCTCAACGCACGTCTGGCAATGCTTGGATTCGTCATTGCTGTTGGCACTTACCTCACTACTGGTCAGATTATTCCTGGTGTGTGGTGATACTTTAAAGGGGGGTCTATAGACCCCCCTTTTTTATGCTTCGAGTTTTACCAAAGTTATGGTTACTGTGACGGTTTGTTCTATTCCAGTTTTATTTACGATTCTGGCGGGAATATTGGTAGTGCCATTTTCGGTAAATCCTATTTTTACTGGAGTTACTATTATTGTTTCTGCACCACCTGTAATAAAATCACAAATGATTCCTGAGTTATCTGGAGCAGAAGTACCTTCTGATCTTGAGGCATCATTAGTTCTTGCAGATTCACTGGTGTATAAAGTAACCCAAGCTTCTTTATTTGTTTGAATTTTTAGGAGGGAATATGTTTTGAATCCATTAAAAGTTACATTTTCCCCAACACTGGGCGCTAATGCGGACGTAGTTACCACTGCTGCTGTTCTGGATTGTAAAGAGTCTGATTGTTCGTATAAAACTCTCCAAATATTGTTTATGTTTACATTTGGATTTGAGTTATAAACTCTTAGAGTTGCGTTGTGTGGTATGTTACTAGTGACTGTTGTATTTAAGTTAAACCAACCAACATTATTTCCTGTTTGTGGATCAAATCTACTACTTACAAATGCTCCTGTTGGAATGCCAGGACCAACTACATATTGAGATTCCAATGGGATATAAATGAGTGGAGCTCTATCACAGAAGAATCTACCTTCTCCCTGATCTACTGCTTGGAAATAATCAACAGTAACATCTGGTGTAGGATATAAACTTTCATCAAATATTCTTAATGTTCCCGTCTGATTGTTATACCATAGGTCTCCATCTTTAGCCCATGATGGAGCAGCGGTTCCTATGTGTACAGATGGAGGAGGAGTTATAGTCATGCCTCTTCCTAGTGATGCAGATTGCTGACCACCAACTGCAGCATCGGAACTTACAACTAATCCCTTAGTGCCAGCAATAATCGAATATGTTGTGGCGCCAGTATTTGAACCCAATAGACCTAGCTTTGATTCGTAAAACTTACTATCTGTTTCTGTTACATCAGATGCATATGTTTTGTTCGTGGAATCTATAATAATTGTACCATTTGCGTTGGGTAAAGTTAGAGTTCTATTAGCAGTAGGATCGACAACAGATAAAGTAGTTTTGAAGGTATTGACCGTAGCACCTTCAAAAACCAAAGACGATGCAGTTGCAGTTAGACCGCTAGGCAATCCACTTATAGTAGATGAAATATTGATAGTATTTTCGTCTATTCTACTTACGTTTATTCCAGAACCAGATTGGATTAATAGGTTATCATCAACCAGTGCATTTATTTCTCTTAATCTTATTGCAGCTCCAGAGACATCAGTTTCTGCTGATACTACATACTCTCTATCGGGAGGAATAGTGGGTTTATTAACTTGAATGTCGTTATAGTCAGCACTGATTGCTAACTGTGATAATGCTGGAGTATTGTCTAAGTCTTCATAATCTCCAGAGAAGAATCTTCCCGTTGTATCTGTTAAGTCCGAAGCATCTGTTACCAAGTCTGGTAGATTCAGTAGGTCGCTATAAGAACCAGTAGTTGCTACAGTCTTTAAATCTGGTAGATTCAGTAGGTCGCTATAAGAACCAGTAGTTGCTACAGTCTTTAAATCTGGTAGATTCAGTAGGTCGCTATAAGAACCAGTAGTTGCTACAGTCTTTAAATCTGGTAGATTTGATATTTCAGAATAGTTTACTGCTTGATTTATCCATCCATCACTACTATATTTTAGTACTTGCCCGTTTGTTGGGTTTGTGATTGTGGTGTCCCCTAAGTCCGAAACATTAATAGTTGTTACGTCTACCGAAAACTCAATGTCATTATTGTCAACTGTTAATATAACACCAGGACCAGCAGTTAGAGATACTACTACGTTGGTATTATCAGAACCAGCTAATGTAATAGTTTTTACTGTTGTTGAACTGCTTCCTACATTCAATCCATAAGTTGTATTGGGGGATGATACTGTAACAGTTTGACCGTTTTGCGATACTGTAGTTGCTGCTCCTCCAGTAAATGTTACATCTCCAGTAGTGAAAGACCCAGATGCTCCTCCTTTGATTCTTGTTATTGTATCTGTGCTTATGATGTTAATCGTATTTCCTGCTTGAGAAGCCGATGAAGCACCAGATGCAGTGATAGTAACATCCCCAGTAACAAATGAACCAGAAGAACCACCCTTCAATCTAGTAATGGTGTTGGTATCTGAAGCACCAATAGTGATAGTATTGCCTGCTTGAGTAATGAAAACCGAACCAGATGGAGAAATAGTTACATCTCCAGTGACAAAGCTACCTGCTGAACCGCCTTTAATACTGGTGATAGTATCGTTATCGATGTAAGTAGCATTGATTGTTATTTCATCGTTGCTTCTACTTAATGAAATATTTGTTCCAGGAACTAATGTAACATCATCCGTAACCAAGTTTACGTCTGTTAATCTAATAATTTTTTTCCCATCAGTGCCATCTTCTGCACCTATGGAATATGTTGTATCTATTTCTGCGGGGACATTTGCCCACTCAACACCATCACCAGTAGAATAAAGTATCTGACCCTCATTACCTACTCCAACACCATCATAAATGCCACTTTGAGACAGATTTAAGTTGTCCCCTGTTGCCAGTTCTTCTAATCTTTTAGTGACAGAGTTACCAATTAACGGAAAGCGATTTGCCATTACACGACGCCGTGAAAAGTTTTCTATTTATGTTATTTATAAATGGTGCTGTCAGGGGGCTTGACAGGTACGGGGAACCGTGCTACTATAAATAAATGTTAAGGAAACGAAACATTCCTTAACAATACTTTCTCAACTACTCGGAGTATTTTCAATGACTGCAACTATCGCAACACGTCGCGGTGGTGAAAACATTTGGCAAAACTTCTGCGAGTGGGTTACCTCTACCGACAATCGTTTGTATGTCGGTTGGTTTGGAACTCTTATGATTCCCACCCTGCTTGCAGCAACCATCTGCTTCATCGTCGCCTTCATCGCCGCACCCCCCGTGGATATTGACGGCATCCGTGAGCCCGTCGCTGGTTCTCTTATGTATGGAAACAACATCATCTCTGGTGCTGTTGTCCCATCGTCCAATGCTATTGGACTGCACTTCTATCCCATCTGGGAAGCCGCTTCACTCGATGAGTGGCTATATAATGGTGGACCATTTCAACTGGTCGTCTTCCACTTTCTAATCGGTATCTATGCCTACATGGGTCGTGAATGGGAACTCTCTTACCGACTGGGTATGCGTCCTTGGATTTGTGTTGCCTACAGCGCACCCGTTGCTGCTGCTTCTGCAGTTTTCCTCGTGTATCCCTTTGGACAAGGTTCCTTCTCTGATGCCATGCCGCTCGGCATTAGTGGAACATTTAACTACATGCTTGTTTTTCAGGCGGAGCATAACATCCTCATGCACCCCTTCCATATGCTTGGGGTGGCTGGTGTATTTGGCGGTTCTCTTTTCTCTGCTATGCATGGATCTTTGGTCACAAGTTCCCTCGTTCGTGAAACCACAGAGAACGAATCCCAGAACTACGGATACAAGTTTGGACAAGAAGAAGAAACATACAACATTGTAGCTGCTCACGGTTACTTTGGTCGTCTGATCTTCCAGTATGCATCGTTCAACAACTCACGTTCACTGCACTTCTTCCTTGCTGCTTGGCCTGTTGTCGGTATCTGGTTTACTGCTCTTGGTGTTAGCACCATGGCATTCAACCTCAACGGATTCAACTTCAACCAATCAATCGTTGATAGTTCCAATCGTGTCATCCCAACTTGGGCAGACATCTTGAATCGTGGTGGTCTTGGTATGGAAGTGATGCACGAGCGCAACGCTCACAACTTCCCTCTTGATCTTGCTGCTGCTGATGCAACTCCTGTTGCTCTCACCGCACCTGCAATCGGTTGACACTTCAGTTACAACTGATAAACTGGGGGGAGCAATCCCCCTTTTTTATTGGATAAATATTGAACGACATTGGAGTTACATTGATGGTCAAAGAAGTGCTAGGTGTGCATCATATCGCAGAGTTATGTGAATGTAATGCAGACCTTTTAAACGATTCGCATTTTATTAGCACTTCCCTTAGGCAAGCAGTAGAACATGCTAACGCAACATTGATTGAAGAAGTTAAGTATGAGTTTACGCCACAGGGAATCACCGCTGTTTGCCTGTTATCAGAAAGTCATATTAGCATTCATACCTGGCCTGAAAAGAGGTATGCTGCGGTAGATATCTTCACTTGTGGCGATCACACGGCACCAGATGTTGCTTGTAGATTCATGGCGGATGTGCTAGAATCTAAAGAACCAATATTTACAGTTATTCATAGAGGTATTTAATATGAAAATCCAGGCTTATACATTAAGAGGATGTCCTTCCTGTAGTCATTTAAAAGAACTTTTTAGGAGAGCTGAAGTTGAATACGAAGAGATTGTTGTTAACGTAACTATGAGTAAAAAGGATTTCTTATCTTCTTTTCCAAATGTTCCAGGTTTTCCGTTTGTGGTTATTGATGATGTTCCTGTCGGTGGACTGGTAGATACTGTTAGACTTTTTGTGAAGGAAGGATTGGTATCTAGTAACAAGAAGAAGTGACATGATTTTTCTCGAAGATATTTACGACGTAGTAAATATAGAAATCGAACGTGCTTTCTTTGAAGAAAAGTATCAGTTAAATTTTTATGAGTATTTGAAATCTCAAGATTTGAAAAGAGAACAAGTGCTATCTTTCATCAACTCTACGTTGTTTATTTCTATCAAAGATCAAGTGGAAGAACTTGATTTATATTTAACGGGTGGAGATTCTGCATCTTTTGTTAGAGAAGCATACGGGTGGATAAGTAAACCTAGAGCTCGAAAAATAAAAGATTATCTTTCTAATATTATGGAGGATGCTAATAAGTATGAGCAATCAAAACGCAGAGGAAGAAAACCTGGGAGCAAGAACAAGAAGAAGACGGTCACAACCTCAAATAAATAAAGGTATAGAATTCATGCTGCGTAGGAGGGTTGATAAAGTCAAACCTAGACATGGATTACAACTGAGTAAAACATTCAACCTCCTACGCAAGACATTCCATTTCAATTTGGAGTTCACTTGGGAGGTTGACAAACCAACAAGGGAGCAGTAAAATGGAGTCAGCAACACCATACATTCTATTCTTTAGTGGAATAGGCATCATCGGTTCATTCGCTATCGGTTTCATTGCTGGATGGTTCGGTAACGACATCATCTATGCATTTCTAGACAAAAACAGGATTCAACCAATGCATCCTGAAATGTTTGATGAGAACGGTCAACTGATTCCTGATGAGATTGTAGCAGTTCGCTTTGAGAATTCTGAAGATTTTGAGGAGTACAACGACGAGGACTAAATGATTCTAATTGATATGAATCAGATTATGATTAGTAATCTGATGATGCAACTGAAAGGTGATGCATTAAATGAAAACCTTGTTCGACATATGGTGCTTACTGCCCTTCGTAATTTTGAAAAACAATACTCTCCTAAGTATGGTGAGGTTGTTCTAGCCTATGATAGTAAGCACTATTGGCGCAAGGAAGCATTTCCTTATTACAAACAGAATAGAAAGAAAGACCGAGAAGCATCCGACCTAGATTGGAATGCTATCTTCGAAGTTCTGAATAAGATACGCGATGAAATCAAAACCTATTTTCCATACAAGGTTGTTGAAATATATGGCGCTGAAGCAGATGATGTTATCAGCACTCTTACTACTTATCAATCGTATCGAAATATCAAACTTGAAAAAGAAGGTAGGCAACCAGAAGAGGTTCTGATTCTTTCGGGAGATAAAGATTTTATTCAACTACAGAAGTATCCTTTTGTAAAGCAATATAATCCTATTCTTAAGAAGGAGATTAAACATGCAGACCCTAAAGCATATGCCAGAGAGCATATCATTAAAGGAGATAAGTCAGATGGCATACCTAACTTCCTATCTGATGCTGATACATTTGTGGTAGGTAAGAGACAGAAACCTATAAGTAAGAAAAACTTAGAAAGATGGGTAAAACAAGATCCATGGGATTTCTGTAAAACTCCTGAAGAAAAATCAAACTACATGAGGAATAAAAAACTTATTGATCTTACATGTATTCCAGAAAATCTGGCTACCGAGATTGTATCGTATTACAAAGCACTAAATAGCAACGAAAGGAAAGTTCCATTAGAATACTTTCAGCAACATCAACTCACTAAGTTGATGGAAGAATATGTATTTCGTAACACACAACCATTTTGAACTGACATGGCAACTAAAACATACCGCCCTCTAATCTCAGAGGTATTGCGTAAAGTAAATAACGCAAAAACTAAAGAAGAAAAGAAAAAGATTCTTCTTCAAAATAATACTCAAGTATTAAGATCACTTTTTATTTGGAACTATGATGAAAGTGTAGTATCAATGCTACCCGAAGGCGAAGTCCCATACACACCCAACCCAGCTCCAGAAGGAACAGATCATCTTTTATTAGAAAATGAAGGTAAAAAAATGTTCCACTTTGTAAAAGGTGGGTCTGGTATTACTCAATCAAAAAGAGAACAAATCTTTTTGGGAATGCTTGAGAATCTTCACCCAGATGAAGCAGAAGTTCTTTGTCTGGTGAAAGATAAAAATTTACAGAAAAAGTATACTCGTATTTCAAAGGCACTTATCGAAGAAACCTTCCCGCAGATTCAATGGGGAGGTCGTTCCTGATGAAGATTCTCCATCAAAACTGTGATCCTGAACTGGCAAACGATAGAGGTTTGCCTTACACTGCTTACTTAGTTACTTATGAAATCGATGGAGCACTTGCATATGATTTAGTTATCTCTGATAAACAAGTAGAAATCTTTGACTACTATTGGGATAGATATAGAGAAGGTCTAAAAGGTTGGAAACAATCCGAAGGAAGAGTTAATCCTAAACTATGGGGCAACAAACCAGCAAAAGAAGAAAAAAGGAGGAAGTAAATGGCGCTACAAGTAACTGATGCTGCTAAAAGTTTAGCTTTAGCGTATTTGGTAGCAAATGATGTTTCTGTAGAAAATTTGCAACTGCGTTTGTATAGTAATGACTATACTCCATCGCAAGATAGTTTATCTACAGATTTTACTCAGGTAACTCAGAGCAATGGTTATGCTGCTATCAATCTAATCGGCAGTGCGTGGACAGTTAACGGTCCAACTGCATCATATCCAACACAAACGTGGTCTTTTACTGGATCTGTTGGAAACGTACATGGATATTATGTTATCACTACAACAAACAATCAGGTATTGTTTGCTGAAAGATTTCCTAGTGCTCCATATAATATAGCAAATAGTGGAGACATTATTTCTGTGACTTTAAATCTTACATCTAACTAATATGACTGAAGAAATCATTGACATTGAAGCACAAGAAGTGGTAGAATCACCTGAAGTAGAACCACAAACTCCTTTTCTAAGCGCAAAAATTAATGAAAAAGAGTTTAGAAAGATTGTAAAGCAATACAATCGTTATCGTAAATCTACTCTCGCTGAAGTTCGTCGTCTCGATGGTGCCACACAATATGACAATCCATTCTCAAGTTAAACTCATTTCCGTCACGCCTGATGCAGAAAAGACAATGGCGTATGTTGCTAGAGTGTCTAACCCTAGTAATCAAGATAACGAAAACTACGCAGGGTTATTGCGTTATTGTATTAAGCATAATCATTGGTCTGTGTTTGAGCAATCTCATATGACACTGGAGATTGAAACCTCCCGTGGTATTGCAGCGCAAATCTTGCGTCACCGTTCATTTACATTCCAAGAGTTTTCGCAACGCTATGCTGATACTAATCTGTTAACAGGAGATATTCCTGTACCAGAATTGCGTCGTCAAGATGATAAGAATCGTCAGAATTCTACTGATGATCTTGAAGGGTATCTAAAACTTGTTCTTGAGACAGAAATTCAAGAGCACTTCATCCGTTCTAACAACCTCTACAAGCGCCTGCTAGAGCATGGTGTCGCTAAGGAGTGTGCTCGCTTTGTGCTTCCTTTAGCAACTACCACGCGCCTGTATATGACAGGCTCAGTGCGTTCTTGGGCACACTATATCAATCTGCGTTCTGCTAACGGAACACAGAAAGAACATATGGTCATCGCTGAGCAGTGTAAAGAGGTGTTCAAAGAACAGTTTCCAACGGTTGCAGAAGCACTGGAATGGTGATATAATGGAGTCAATGACAGAGACTCTATGAATATCTTCTACTTGAGTTACGACCCACGCACTTGTGCCGCCGAGCATTGCGATAAGCATGTAGTGAAAATGATTGTTGAGTATGCTCAACTCATGTCTACTGCTCATCGTGTGCTTGACGGCATTCCTTATACTGCCAAGACGGCAAACAATCGCAGCATCAAACGCTGGCGACTTGACAAACCACGCGAAGACATTCTATACAAAGCATCCCATATCAATCATCCTTCTAACATTTGGGTGCGACAATCTTCGTCACACTATCGCTGGTTGTTTGATTTGTTTCAGCACTGCTGTGTAGAATACACCCGACGTTATGGAAACTATCATAGCACTGAGAGTATGGTTAGTTATCTTTGGGTTCCGCCATTCAATATTAAACATGCTGGGTGGGTTGACCCCCCTCCTGCGATGCCAGATAAATATAAAGTGCCTGGAGATAGTATCCAGTCATACCGTAATTACTATATTGGAGATAAAGTTTCGTTTGCGAAATGGAAATCTCCTGCCACTGTTCCATCATGGTTTATTGAAGATGCCAACTTACAGATTCAAAGATAACAATACAGGCGATGAGTTTGAGAAGTGGATGTATATGGCTGAAAGGGAACAATATCTCACAGACAATCCTCATCTAACTCAGATGCCTACAATACTTCATGCCGTATCTGAAGTAGGAAACTGGCAGAATAAAACTGATAGCGATTGGAAACACATTATCAATCGTGCTGCCGATACCCCTGGTTCAAACATTAATCGTCTCTGAATATGCCTGTAAGAAATCGTAAGACTAAGCAAGCTGTTCCAACTGGAATGAGCGTAAAGCAAATGAAGCGCAAGAAGCCTCTCAACGAAGAATATTTTGCTAAAGATATCGAACCTCTTACCGAATCACAAGGTAAGATGTTTGAAGCATGGGAAAATGATAAGCATCTGTTTGCTTACGGTGCTGCTGGCACTGGTAAAACATTTGTTGCTCTCTATCTGGCACTCAAAGATGTTCTGAACGAGAACACTCCCTACGAAAAAGTTTATATTGTTCGCTCACTTGTAGCGACACGCGAGATTGGTTTCCTTCCTGGTGACCATGAAGATAAGTCATCGCTCTATCAGATTCCTTATAAGAATATGGTAAAGTATATGTTCAACCTTTCAACTGATGAAGAGTTTGAACTACTGTATGGCAATCTAAAGAACCAAGGAACCATCAGCTTCTGGTCTACTTCATTCCTGCGCGGCACCACCATGGATAACTGCATCATTGTTGTAGATGAAATGCAGAACCTTAACTTCCACGAACTTGATTCAATCATCACTCGTGTTGGTCAGGATTGTAAGATTATGTTCTGTGGCGATGTGCAACAGACAGATTTGATCAAAACTAACGAACGCAATGGCATCCTTGACTTTCAAAAGATCATCTCTACAATGGATGAGTTTGAATCTATTGAGTTTGGTGTGCAAGACATCGTTCGTTCTGGTCTTGTTCGCAGTTACATTATTAGTAAAATTAATCTAGGTTTCTAAATGTTTCTTCATTCTTCGTCATTCAAACCCATTGAGATTGAACCTATCATGGTAGAAGGTCGTAGGCTTTATCCTACACCTTCTGGTGGTAAGTATCCATCTATTACAACTGTTCTTGGGGTGTGCCCGAAGAAGAAAAAGAAACTGAATGAGTGGAAGCAGCGTGTCGGTCATGACAAAGCGCAGCGAATCTCAACTCGTGCCTCTACTCGCGGCACAAACTTTCATAAGATGGTTGAAGATTTGCTCAATAACTGCTATAATGAGGACAACTTCAAAGGGCAACCCCTCCCCCTTATGATGTTTAAAAATGCTGTTCCAACTCTCAATAGAATCACTAAGGTCTATTTACAAGAAGCAGCATTATACTCTGACAACTTGGAAGTTGCAGGGCGAGTTGATTGCATCGGTGAGTTTGATGGTATTCCATCCGTCATTGACTTCAAAACCTCAGCGGAAGAGAAGCGCGAAGAATGGATGGAAGACTATTATATTCAAGAAACAGTTTATGGGTGCATGTTTTATGAACTATATAAGACACGCATTCAACAACTTGTCACCATCGTTGCATGTGAAGATGGTAACACTCAAGTCGTTATCAAGAAACCTGAGAAGAAATATCTCGACCGTTTCATAGAACTACGCTCACTCTACCAGGAAACATATGGAGGATAAATCTAAACTAATAGAGGATAAATTTATGACTATTGCGAAGTTTTCTACGGAAGTAGAAACTCTTGTAAATAATGACAAGATGAGTTACATTGATGCTATTCTACATTTCTGTAGTGAAAATGATATTGAGATTGAAACTGTTCCTAAACTGATTTCCAAACCTCTTAAAGAAAAACTTAAGCACGAAGCTCAACAACTGAACTTCATCAAAAAAACATCTCGCGCTAAACTGATGCTGGTATGACTGACTTCTTTGATTCTGATATTGTCCGTGAAGAAGCAAAAGAAATGGAGCGTCTTCAAATGGAAGCAATGGAGCTGACACTTTCTGGTCCTTTTCAAGGGAGCAAAGAAGATCAGCTGAACTATATTGATACTGTACGAGCACTGGTTGAAAAACAACAGATCTTTTACATGCGTCTGAAACTATCAGACGATCCCAGAGCAGTTGATATGTGCGAGCAGATCGAACAGGGTGCTAAGATGCTCTACGGTTGGTGGGAGACCGCTGACGTGCTCTCCCTGATGCGTGAGATGCTTGCCAAGCTCGACCAGTTTGAGAAGGAGATAGAGGCAGAGGGTTGACGCCGACCTCTGCCTGTGGTATGATGACTAAGTGATCGGGCGTCACACAAACCAAATCCAAAACAATCCGAGGTAATCCTATGTCTTTCGCTGATCTTAAGCGTAAATCTCAAAACTCCTTTGCTTCTTTGACGAAGGAACTTGAGAAAGCAAACTCTACTTCCACTAGCGATGATCGCTTCTGGAAGCCCAGTGTTGACGCCGCTGGTAACGGGTTCGCTGTTATTCGTTTTCTTCCTGCACCTGATGGAGAAGACATTCCGTTCGTTAAGCTATATTCTCATGCCTTCCAAGGTGATGGTGGTTGGTACATCGAAAACTCTCTGACTACTCTTGGTCAGAAAGATCCTGTTGGTGAAGTGAACCGTCGTCTGTGGAATAGCGGTCGTGATTCTGATAAAGAAACTGCTCGTAAGCAGAAGCGTAAACTGACTTATTATGCTAACATCTATGTTGTGAGTGACAAAGCAAACCCTGAGAACGAGGGTAAAGTGTTCCTGTACAAGTTTGGTAAGAAGATCTTCGACAAGATCACTGCCGCTATGCAACCTGAGTTTGAAGATGAAACTCCTGTGAATCCTTTCGATCTGTGGGAAGGTGCTAACTTTAAACTGAAAATCACTAATGTTGCTGGTTACTGGAACTACGACAAGTCCGAGTTCGCTGCTCCTTCTGCTCTGAATGCAGATGATACCAAACTGGAATCTATCTGGCGTCAGGCACATTCTCTTCAGGCATTTGTGTCTCCTGATAACTTCAAGTCCTATGAAGAACTTGAAGAGCGTCTGAATCTGGTGCTTGGCATCACTCAGACTCCTGCATCCGCCCGTGCTGCTCAAGCAACTCGTGTGATGGATGAGGAAGAGGATGAAGAGTTCTCTGCTCCTGCTCCTGCTACCCGCCGCGAACCTGCCCTTCCTAAGGTTGCAGTCGCTGCTGGTGTAGATGAGGAAGAAGATGATGCTCTCAGTTACTTCGCTCGCCTTGCTGAGGAAGACTGATTAAACTCCAGATTTCTTAGTGAATCTGTCGATGTATGAGGAAGACTTAGAGTATTCCATTTCTTTCTCATACTGATCAATAAAATCTTGCACAAACTCTGGACGTAAGAGATAGATTTTTCTCTTATCATCGTTCAGAGTTTTTTCGTATTCGTAGTTGGTAACGATACGACAAACTTGATTGCCAGTCTTAGTTACGATAGTTCCATTCCCATCATTGTACTTGAATGGTGACGTATAGAAAGAACGTTCTACTTTTAATCCTTTCTGTAGAACAATTTTCCCTTGGGAGTTTTTGATTTCGTATGTTTCGTAGTGATGAGTTCTATCGGCTGGTAATGTATTTTCTTCACCTGTTTCAAATGGTTCGTAGCGATAGGCAAAGTCTACCATTTCATACAGGTCAGATTCTTTTACTGGTAAATCAAAGTATGAGTTGATTACATTGTTAGTAATCAGAATAACCCAGTCAAATTCTGATTGCCCATATGTTTTGTATGCAAGATAATCTATTCGGTCTTCATCAGTGAGAACATATTCATTGAATAGATTGATGTAGTTGTATGATTCTTCTGTTAACTTGTGTCTACGAAAGAAGTTTTTCACGAGTACATATTCTTTTTCGGAATATGGAAACCTTGAAGGTTTCTTATCATATTCTACATTTGGTATACGATTAAAAAATGCCATTATCTTGCACTACCTCCTTCGATATCTTCTCTAAAGACTAGTTTTGTTTCCATGAATGCGACAGTCAATGCTACTCCGATAGGTTCTCCACCAGTAAAAGAAACATATTTACCATCTGTAACATAGTTAACTTGTACTGATGTTATTGCGGAGGGTTTATACTTTGGAAGATTTCGATTTTCTGTACTTCCAGATATAAAAGTTACCTCACACAAATCAGGCAAACCTATGAAGTTTTTTGTTAAATCTCCAAGAGCAGCACTTTTTCTTTTGGGAGCACATGCTTTTTTAAACTCATTAACTATTTGAAGAATACTAGTTGCTTCTGATTTAGTGTGTGGTATCATTTTAAATGAATACCCATGTGTTCTTAGTCCAGTTCCACTATATAGAAGTTCGGTATTTGGATTTATGATTGATCCTGTTGTTAGTTGTAGGATGTCATTTGTTGTTAGATTTCCTCCCAGACCAGGCGCTTCATTTACTTTAGCTCCTAATGTTTCTAGTGCATCTGCGACAAGACCACCACCAGCAGATTTTAACGTATCTACTTTAAACAAGTTTGCTATGCCACCAACCAGTTGCTTCGCATCACCTGTTATTATTCCACCTGCTGTTTTTCCAACTGTTCCTAACGCTAACTGTGCTAATCCTGTGATATCTTTTCCTCCCCAGTTACCTTGAAATGAAGAACCAATTTCATCTGGCATTGGTAAATATATTGGAGTTCCTTTATTAGCGAGTTCTTTAGTTGCAAAATAATCTTGACCAGCTTCGTTTCCAGAAGCACCGCCTTTGTATGGTGTGTCATATTCTTTAAACTGAAATTTAATGTAGTCTTTACTACGTTGTATTCTTTCTGGATAAACTAATCGTGACATTAACTTACTTCCTCGATGTCTTCTGGTCTACCATAACCTTTGATGATTCGTTTTGCTTTGATTCTATCACCCCATTTATCATTTGTTTCTGTCCATACATCTGTTGATTTGTATGGCACTAAAACATTTCCTCGTTCCCTTACGAAATGTTCAACGGGTAATGAGATAGCAGTATCCCATTCATCTATAGCAAGATCAAGAAGAAATCCGTCAACATGGTCTAGAATATATTTATGGATACATACGCGAGGTATATCAATTCTTCCATCTTTTAATCTTTCTATAACGTGTGGTCTTTTTCTTGGATGTAAGTAGTGTAAGTTTGCTCCAATAAAGTGATCTGCATTTGCACTGAACACATATACAAGCGGAAACGTATCATAGTAAGGAAGGTACTTCATCTTTGCTTCGTATTCAAACAGAAATAATCTTCCTTGTCTGGCGTATCTTCTTAATCTATTTTCGTCTTGATTATCTTCAGTATCTGTTCTGTCTTTTCTTTCGTCGCGTATAGTTTTTTCAGGTTGTTGTTTATATTCCAACGCCATTGAACGAACAGTCTTTCTATACCACTGCCAAGACTGTTCTTCGCCGCCACTTTTTTCTTTTACTCTTTCAAAAAGTGTATTGTATCCTTTTGATTTTTCTTTTTTTGTGGATTTAAATCCCTTTGCCATTTGTTATACCCCCAAGTGATCTTCGGTGAGAATAAGGAACTGCATTTGTCTATCCTCACACCAGTCACTTGCGGCTTCCCACTTCGCTTGGTTCTTTAAGAACGTTAATACTTTATCTTTGTATATTTTAGTTTGTTTTTTTGATGGTGGTGGAGGAACTGTTTGCTTCTTCGGTTTAACTTCAATGAGATATTTTTTGATTTCATTTGTTTTGGTACGAACTTTAATATAGAAGTCCACATAATATCTGTGTACCCTACCATCAATCGGTGAGCGGTATGGTATCACAACTTCTTCACTGCCCCACTCCATGACACTTTGATTGCGGTCGCAGAACATCATGAACTTTCTTTCCCATAGCGAACGGTAGATGATGTTCGTTGGGTTGCCTCTGTATTTCTTGGGGTTAGTTGGTTTAAAGAATCCAGAGTATGCCATAAATATAAATACATCTTCCCCAAATATTTATAGATGGCAAGCACAGGAATACAATCATTACTGACGATGATAACCCAAGGAAAGGGTATGGCGACCAGTAATAACTTCGCTGTGGAAATTGATTTTTCTGGTACTAAGTTATTTGGCGGAACTACTTGGTCCTATAAAAATAGTTCCATCACTGACGACACTAGAATGATGATATTTTGTGATGAAGTTTCTTTACCAGGATATCAATTTGCAACAGGATCTGTAACTAGAATGGCTGGAGATGCGCCAGTCTATTATCCAACTGGACCAATATATAATGACATTCAACTATCATTTATGTGTGATGCATATATGACTCCATTACATAAACTTGGTGAATGGATGCGATTTATTTTTGATGATGGCAATGGGAATGCTGATGGAACTGAATCTGGTAGAAGACTAAGATATCCAAACGAATATCAATCAAAAATAAAAATATATAAGACCGAGAGATCCAGAACAAACGATAACGGAGCAATCTCAACTACTTATACTTTGTATGATGCTTGGCCATATTCGTTAGATCAAACACCTCTTTCGTATGGTTCTTCTCAGTTAGTGAAAATTACCTGTAATTTTTATTACAGACGTTGGGGTATAGGAAAAGATACCTTGAACGGTAGATAATATAATCTCATCTAAATATTTTTACGACATCATATCTTTTTGGAGTAATCATGGCTTTACCAAAACCACCAGTGCCTAACTATGAGTTGGAACTACCATCTACAGGCAAGACTATTAAATACAGACCATTCTTAGTGAAAGAAGAAAAGATTCTTCTTATGGCAATGGAATCTGAGGATGAAAAACAGATTACAAATGCTGTTGTTGATATAGTAAAAGATTGTGTATTGACTAGAGGAGTTAAAGTTACTGAACTTGCTTCTTTTGATATTGAATATTTGTTTCTTAACATTCGCGCCAAATCTGTTGGCGAGACTGTAAAAATGAAAATCACATGTCAAGATGATAATGAAACTCAAGTTGATTATGAGTTGGATATCAACCAAGTAAAAGTAATAAAGGACAAAAAACACACAAATAAAATCATGTTGTCGGATGATTCTGGATTGATCATGAAGTATCCAGGCATGGATCAGTTTATTCAAACGCAAATCATGATGAAGAGTTTGAATGCAGAAGAAGTATTTGATATTATTGTAGATTCTGTTGATCAAATTTTTGTTGGTGAAGATGTGTATGAAGCAAAAACTACCCCAAAGAAGGAGATTGAAGAGTGGATTGGTGGCATGACCTCAAAACAGTTTGAGAAAGTGAAAGATTTCTTTGCTACCATGCCAAAACTATCTCATACTTTCACAGTTAAAAATCCAAAAACAGAAGTTGAATCAGATTATACTATTGAGGGACTTGTAAATTTTTTCGGATAAGCATGTTCCATGAAAATCTGGTGAACCACTATCAATCAAACTTTAACTTGATGTATCATCATAAGTTTTCATTATCGGAGTTAGAGAACATGCTTCCCTGGGAAAGAATCGTGTATGTCACTATGTTAAACGCTTATATTGAAGAGCAAAACGACAAAGCAAGACAGAAGGCGATGAAATGAATCCAGAAGACTTAGAAATAGAACAACCGCCAGAGGGTATATTAGATCCTAAGCAACCATGGTGGCCTGCGGACAAAACTGGTGAAAAATCTTGGTTAATACTTAAAGGTAGATTGACTGGTAGAGAACTGCCTGAACTAGGTGGTACTAGATACTCATCTTATGTCAAATTGTCTGAAGCAGACGCCAATCGATTAATCGAGAACATTAAATCTGGTGGTTGGTATCCTCAAGTCAATCAGAATGATAAGTACGGTGGTGCATACAATCAAGAGCAATATCAGAAATGGTTGGTTGAGGAGTTTCTAGAGAAACCTTTTCGCAAAGAAGTTGATGATAAGATTGAAGCAAAACAAGTTCAATCTAGAATAGCTGAGATAGTCAAGGGCAGAAAGTCTGCAAATGTTCAAGCAGCAGAACCTTTGATAGCACCTATGGAACCTATTGCGGATCCATGGGAAGGTAGTTACACAAACTCTTCTGATATTAAACTTGCTCAGCAACAAGAAGAAGAGACTAAGATAAAAGAAATAGTAGATGCCGAGACATCAGAAGATAGTCCAAAATCTTTAACAGAAACTCTTGCTTCTTCACCTGAAGAAGAAGTTATTTCAAACTCTACTGAGTCTAAGTCTCCTTTGCAGTTAATCCCCAAGAAGTTTCCTAATGCTGCACGTCAAAAGATTACTGAGTTATCTGCTATTTTAGATAACATAAGTGCTGAGTTATCCACGCAGAC